CCCAGCAATAACACGTATAACTCAATTTCGCCTATGGCTAATTTTCGCATCCAGATGAGTGTGCCGCTACTGGATAATCAGGGAAATTTACAGGGCATCGAAAATATGGTCGTAGCTGTGTTTAACAAACTTGCAGCCTCATCGATCGTAATGAATATTGGAGCTGTTAGCGCGCCGAGTACCTTAGACGTACAAAGCGGTACTTTGCTAACAGCATCTATAGACATAAGCATACTAACGAGCTGGAGCTAAAATGCCATATACAGATGAGGATATTGCCTTTTTAATTAAAATAGGGCAGATAACCGAAGCACCAAAAAAAGAAACAAAAACACACACACCTACTACAGAGAAAAGCGAGGAATAGGCGATGGCCGTATTTCTATCTAATGGCGTGGTCGTAACTCTGAACTCTATAGCTCTGAGTGATCACGTAACGAGCGCGACAATTAACCGCGTGTTCGAGGAACTGGAAGTCACAGCGATGGGAGATAGCTCTAGAAAATTTACGAAGGGCCTAGAAACCTCAACGATTTCGCTAGACTTCCTATCGGATACAGCAGCAGCTAACGTAAACGCTACTTTGCAGGCGGCTTGGGGTACGACTGTACCAATCACGCTAAAGCAGACTAGCGCAGTCGTATCAGCTACTAACCCTTTATACAGCACGACTATCCTAGTAAATAACACTACAGATATTAACGGAGCTGTTGGAGATATCGGCACACAGAGCATTACATTTACTTGTAACTCACCAATCGTAATTACTACAGCACCATAACAAACTAACAAAGGGGCAAACAAATGGCACGACTCAAAATAACAAGGGCTACAGGCGAGGTTAGTGAGCATCAAATCACGCCGCGTATTGAGTACGCCTTTGAGATCTACGCAAAAAAAGGTTTTCACAAAGCCTTTAGAGATGACGAGAAGCAAAGCGACGTGTATTGGTTAGCTTGGGAGTGCCTCAAGGCATCCGGAGTAACTGTACCGATGTTTGGGGCAGAGTTTTTAGATACCTTGGCTAGGGTTGAGGTACTAGACGACGAACCTTTAGCCTAGGGCGCGGCTCTATAACTTACTTGGTAGCGCAACTATCAATACGGTTACAGGTCGCGCCTCAGGCGATACTCGATCTCGATACAGAGATGTTTAAGATGTTAGTAAAGGTATTAAACGAGCAAGCCGAGGAGGTTAAAAATGTCCGTAACACTAGACGGCGTTAAAGAGACTCTTAAGGCTATGCGTAAAATAGATCCTGAACTATTAAAAGAGATGAACAAAGAGATTAAAGGCGTGATGATCCCCATCCGGGACAAGGCTCGGGGCTACGCGCCGTCTCCAGTACCGGGCAACCTGTATAACTGGAACGAGGGAACTAAAGGCCGAAAGATTACAGCTCGTAACTCGGCTTTTAGAACCCTTAACACCGAAGGCCGCGTACGTATGTTCCCACTATACGATGCAGCTCTAGCTAGTAAAGGCGTGTACTACTCAGCCTCGCCTAGCAAGCGCAACCGTAACGGCTGGTCGTCGATGTATATCGTGGCTAACGCCTCAGCAAGCGGCGCTATTTACGAGACTGCCGGACGTAAAAACCCGGGCGGAGATCCTAAAAGCCGATCTAATAACCCAGGCGCAGGCGCTAACTTTATTAGCCGTATGGGGCCTTTGTATGGTGATGGCGCGAGCCGCGGCCGTATGATTTTTAGAGCTTGGTCGGAGGATCAAGGCAAGGCTCAAGCTGCCGTAGTAAGAGCTATTGAAAAAACTATCGCTGGCTTTAATCAGGGCCGTTACGCGAAGGCGGCATAATGGCCAAGTTACCCGATTTATTCGTTAATGCCGTTACTACTTTTGACGGTAAGGCTTTAGCAAAAGGCCAAAAACAGATAAGTGGCTTTGAGAAAAACGTAAAGAATTTAGCTAAAGCTTTTGGGCTTACCTTTTCAGCTGCCGCTCTAGCTCAGTATGGTAAAAATGCCGTTAAGGCTTTTGCAGATCAGCAACTCGAAGTAGCACAATTAACTACAGCTGTACGTAACCTAGGTTTGGCTTTTGCTACTCCGGAGATCGATCGATACATTGATAAGATCGAAGCGGCCTCGGGCGTAAATAGAAATCTACTTCAGCCTGCGATGCTTAAGCTACTACAGGTAACAGGCTCAGTAACTAAGAGCCAAGAATTACTTAACCTTGCTATGGATGTATCGGCAGGCACGGGAACCGATTTAGCTAAAACTAGCGAAATATTAAGCCAAGCCTACGTAGGAAATTTTAAGGGCTTACGCTCGCTTAACCTAGGCCTTACTCAAGCTGAGTTAGCCTCCGCAGATTTTGAGATAGTACAAAAGCGCCTACAAGTATTATTCGCAGGCCAAGCCAAGGTAGCCGCCGATAGCTATGTCGGCTCTATGAATAAACTCGCGATAGCCTCAGAAAACGCTAGCGAAAAGATCGGTAAATCTTTAGTCGGTGCGCTTACTGCTCTATCCGGCGGTGAGACAATAGACGACACAATTAGCAAGATCGATAAACTCAGTAGCGCTGTAGCTGGCCTCATCGATGTAACGATAGGGCTTAAGGCAGGCGAGTACCTGCAACAGTATTACGGCCTCAACGCTGGCAAGATCCCCGGAGGGTTTGGTAATCGCTCGTTATCAGCTGGCAATCAAGACACACAAAGAGCCGATGCCAAGGCACGAGCCAAAGCCGAAGCCGATGCGGCTAAGCGAGCTAAAGAGTTACTAGCCCTACAAAGAAAACAAGCTATAGCGGAAAAGAATAAATTGGCTTTATCTAAGGCTGCCGCTGTTTTTGATACTACCCGTATATCACTAGCTGCCGCTCTTAAGGCTACCTATGACAAAGAGACACGCCTGCGCCTTGAGGCTCTTATCGCCATCGAGGAGGATAACGGAGATTTAGCGCTAAAGAAAATAGGCGAATTAGCCGCGCTGCAAAAGAACGCAGACTTAGCCAAGTTAGCAGGCATCAAAGAGATCAGCGATGCCTCACTCTTAGCGATTAACACTCAGTTACTTAATGAACTTACAGCTATAGATAAATCTAAAATGGCTGAGGCTGATAAAGAGGCGGCACGTGAGGAAGCGTTTAAGAAGTATAACGCCGCTATTACTGCCGCTGGCCAGTTAGCAGCTAAAGAGAGTTACAGCGAGCGCGTACAGATCCAACTAACCGAGATAGCGCGCCTTGCCTCTCTGAGTAAGACTACGAGCGCTGCTAATACTGCAACTTTATTACGTGAGTCTGCCGAGTTATCAATGATCGACCGCGTAGCCAAGGCACAAAAGGCCGCCGATGATGCACGTCTAAAGGCGCTGCAAGATTACATAGCTTTGTTAGGCAAGATAGGTACAGGCGGCAACACCGGAGGGCTTACCTCGAGCGGCGTAGGGTCACTTATCCCTAAGAGTACGGTTGTAGATACTGTCGAAAAAATGGCCGAAGCTACTAAAGGACTAAAAAAAGATGTAACTATCTTTGACCTGTTCCCTACTTTAACCGAGGATCAGAAAGGCGACCTAGGCGGATATAGCCCTACTATGAATTACGGCGGCGGATACCCGGCTACATATAATATTAAGATCGAGGCAGGCTTAGGCGATCCTGAGGCTATCGCTCGAGCTGTTGAGGACGTACTTAATCAATCAAGTTATAGGGGAACCTCAGTTAATAGAGGCTCCGGAGACTATACGATAGCGTGAGTACTTGGCTGCCTGAGTGGCGTATAACTGTCGGTACGACTGTTTACACAAACGTCCTAAGCGTAAATATGGCAACTGGTCGAGATGATGTAGACCTACAATGTAACGCGGGTTATGCTCGTATGGAGATCGTAAACATAGATAACTCGGCTTTTGATATTGATGTTACCGATAGCCTTACCCTAGAGTTAAAGAATAGCTCCGGTACTTACGTGCCTGTTTTCGGCGGTACGGTATCCGATTTTGGTATTTCGGTACGCTCGCCTGAGGAAGTAGGCTTTATAACAATCGGTAATATTCTGGCCGTAGGATCTTTGGCTAAATTGACTAAAGCCCTGTTCCCGGATGCCTTGCCTAAAGTGGAGGACGGGACTCAGATTTTCGACATCCTTAACGAGCTACTTATTAATAGCTGGTTTGAGGTAGCACCGGCTTTACAATGGCAGGACTACGACCCTACGATTACGTGGGCTAACGCTGAAAATGTGGGCCTTGGCGAGATCGACCAGCCGGGCCTCTACGAGATGATATCTCGCTCAGCTGATCCGTTTAGTAGCTATAACCTATGCGCGCAGATCGCACAAAGCGCGCTTGGCAATATGTATGAGGACAAGGCGGGACGAGTCTGTTATGCCGATGCCGATCATCGTACGGCTTATCTATCGGCTAACGGCTATACGACTATCTCGGCTAATTACGCTATCCCGTCGAGCGTTAAATCAATTTTACAGATAGGCAAGATCCGTAACTCACTTGTGTTTAACTACGGTAATAATTACGCCTCACAGGCCACAGCTTTGGATGCCGCCTCTATCGCTAACTATGGCCGCTATCAGCGCAGCGTAAGCTCTAACTTGCATAACTTAAGCGATGTAAACGATGTAATGGATCGCGAGCTAGGGCTCCGCGCTATCCCACGTGAGCAACTGCAGGCCATTACTTTCAGATTAGATAACTCAGACTTACCGGATGCTGAGCGAAACAAGCTCATAAATGTATTTTTTGGTGAGCCTATTGTTATTAGCGATCTACCTATCAATATGTTTAACGGATCCTTTAACGGCTTTTTAGAGGGCTTTGCTATCAGGGCTACGCCTCAATTCGTAGACATAACGCTTACCCTGAGCCCTACAGATTTCTCATTGGTCGCGCCACAATGGGACACAGTAAGCCCGCCTAGCCTGATTTGGACAGGTGTAAACGCTACACTTGAGTGGGAAAACGCATTTGGAGGTTTGACATAATGGCAACAGTTACCCCTAATTTTAACTGGCCTGTACCTACATCGACCGATCTGGTCAAAGATGGAGCTACGGCTATTGAGGCCCTTGGAGACTCTATCGATGCTTCGCTAGTCGATCTCAAGGGCGGCACTACCGGGCAGGTACTTAGTAAAACCTCCGGTACAGATATGGACTTTACTTGGGTTACTACGGATGATGCTAACGCTATCCAAAATTCTATCGTCGATGCTAAAGGCGATTTAATATCAGCTACAGCAAACGATACTCCGGCACGCCTAGCAGTCGGAGCCAATGGCGAGACACTTGTAGCAGATAGTTCCACTTCAACAGGTTTGCGCTATCAAGTGCCAGTCAATGTCAATCCAGTCTTGAACTCAGCGTTTCAGGTTTGGCAACGTGGAACTTCAATAACTAACGGTGGTACGGCATACGGTCCCGACAGATGGCAAGCATACGGAAGCGGTAACGCTACTGTATCTCGTCAGGTAACAGGAGATAGCACCAACCTACCAAACATCCAATACTGCGCTCGTTATCAACGCACAAATGGAAGTGCCGACATAAATAGCACTTACTTAGCACAGGCTTTTGAGTCAATCAACTCAATACCTTACGCTGGAAAAACAGTTACATTTTCTTTTTATGCTCGCAAGGGTGCAAATTATTCACCAACAAGCAGCCTATTAAATGCCACGCTGCAAACAGGAACAGGAACAGATCAAGCCTTTACAGGTTACACAGGCGCACAGTTTCCAATTAACACAACAGTTACACTTACAACTACTTGGCAGCGATTTAGCCTTACGGGAACACTAGCCACAAACATCACAGAGTTAGCAGTTTTATTTGCTGCCAATAATGTTGGTACTGCTGGAGCAGCCGATTACTTTGAGGTAACAGGAGTGCAGGTTGAGGTGGGTTCAGTCGCAACGCCTTTTAAGACTTACGCTGGAACAATCCAAGGAGAATTAGCCGCTTGCCAAAGGTATTACTGGCGCAATACGACCGCCACTATTTATGGAATTGTTGGCACAGGTATGAGTTATGCAGCGACAAACAGTTACATTGTGCTTCAGCCACCTGTAACAATGAGAACTTTGCCTGCATCTGTGGACTTTGGAAATCTTAGGGTTACAGATTTAGTCAATTACGGATTAGCAGTAACCGCGGTTACTTTGAGTGCAACTGAATCAGACGCATCAATGATGAAGGTTGCGGCAGACCACGCAACTGGAGCAACTGCTTATCGTCCTGCTTACCTTGCTGCTAACAACAATACTGCTGCTTTTATCGGACTAAGTGCGGAGTTATAAAATGGACAAAACAACCTTTATTGAAATCACAGACACATTAACCAATGAAGTCACCGAACACGCAATCATTGATCGAGGCAACGGCGAGTTTACGTCAATGCTGAAATCAACTTATGAGGCTATGCAAGCGGAACAATCCACACCGAGCGTTACTAATGGAGACTAGCTATAACGGCTACCCGGCATCTAAAGATCCGGAAGCAATTAAAATAAAGTCCTACCTCGTAAAAGGTACGGATCGTAAGCTAAGGTGTGCCGAAAGTGTTGGGCCTCTTTTGGCCGCCTTTGCTGCGGAATTTCACGAGCTGATCGAACCAATCGATGAGGGTACGTTTGACGACTGGGCATATGCGTACAGGATGGTAAGAGGCAACCCTACAAAATTATCGTGCCACTCATCCGGGACGGCCATCGATCTAAATGCGACAAAGCATCCACTAGGAAAATACGACACTTTCCCAGCTGAAAAAGTACCGATGATCCGGGCGCTCGCTAAAAAGTACGGCCTCAAGTGGGGCGGCGACTTTAAGAGTAGGCCGGACGATATGCACTTTGAGGTAGAAATATCAGCTGCAAAGGCTAAAGCGTTAATCTCGAGTTTAGGTTTACAGTAAACAAACCCTAAGGGCAGTAATGGAGCTAGACAATGAAAGAGCAAGCAATCGCAGCGGCTAAATCTTACGGCCGTGCAGCCTTGGCAAGTGCGGCAGCGCTGTATATGTCAGGGATCACCGATCCGAAAGTATTGGCTAACGCGTTTATCGCTGGGCTAATCGGGCCACTACTTAAGGCACTCCAACCGTCCGAAGGTCAGTTTGGCGTAACTAAGTAATGGAAGGGGCTCAGCTCATAATCGGTATAGCTGTGGGGAGCTGTACCATTTTGGGGTTAGGGGCTGGGCTCGTCCGTCATTTAGTTAAGTACTACCTATCAGAGCTAAGGCCGGACGGTAACGGAGGACATAACCTACGAGGCCGCATAGATCATATGGAGACTCGAGTCGAGCGTATGGATAATAAGATCGATAAGATTTACGAGATTTTGTTAGAGACACGCCTAGCGAAATAATTGCCTTTTGTCAGTAGGTAGCCTCATACTGATACTACAAACGCCGGGAGGGCTACTCGGTTTGGTAGCTGCTCGGCCTTAACAAAGGGCGAACAATGAACAGTATGGACATTTTAATCGGTTTAGCAGCCTGCGGTATGGGCTTTATGTTTATGGTAATCGGATACTCGATCGGCTTTAAGCACGGACACGGCGAGGGCTTTGTGCGCGGTCGTGCAATCGCTAAGGCTCTCAAAGAGAGCGAGCTAATCTAATGGGGTTCCTAGATAACTACGAGGATGTAAACGCTCGTATTAAGCGCTTTAGATCAGAATTCCCGACCGGGCGTTTAATAGCCTACATCGAGGATATCGACGTTATCAAAGGTACGGTTTTGGTTAAAGCTGAGGCATACCGTGAGTACGAGGATGCTTTGCCTAGCGCGGTAGATTATGCTTTTGGTAACGTCGCACACTTAACTAACAATATGAAAAAATGGCTTATAGAGGATACGGTAACGAGTGCTTACGGGCGCGTAATCGGCCTATTAACACCTAGCGAACACGCTCGGCCTACTGTTCAGGATATGCAAAAGGTAGAAAACCTGCCAGCTGATCCCGATCCGTGGAGTAATCGAGCAGCTATAGAGGATATTCCTACTATGGCTACAGCTGTATCAGATATCAGTACACAATTAGGCGGCGAGTTAGTAGCTGAGGCCCCACGCTGTTCTCACGGCACAATGATATGGAAGCAATCAGCGACCGGATCACCTAAGAGCTGGGCCGGGTATTTCTGCACCGAGCGAACTAAAGCTACTCAATGTACGCCTCGATGGTATGTGCTACGTAGCACCGGAAAGTATGAGCCTCAAGTATGACCATCAACCCTAAAGATATTTACCGGGCAACCGACGGCCATATTTACTCTTTCGATGGATATGGCGGCTCGGGTAATTGCTCTAAATGCGATAATGATACGTTTATAAACGATTACGTACGTGAGGATGGGCTAGTCGTAGCCTTTTGTAAGCGATGCGAGGATGGCCTCAACCTATGACCGAGGACGATCTGTTTAAGTACATCAAAGCTACATACGTAGAGGACTTAGAGCGATCTAACGATGCTTTTGAGTACATCGATGCAACGAGCGACGGCTATCGGATGGTCGTAGAGCTTAAGTGCAGACACACGCATTATGACGAGCTGCTATTAGAAAAGGATAAGTACGAGTCATTAATGCAACAGGCCAATAGCCTGGGCTATACGCCGTTTTATATCAATGAAACGCCTCAAGGCATATACGCGTTTAACCTACGCAAAATAACGATTAAGTGGACTACCCGGCGCTTACCTGCCAGCACTTTTAATAAAACTGCTCCAGTAGATAAAGAGATAGCGCTATTACATATAGATAAGGCGGTAAAACTGTAATGGGAGAATTAACCTTTATTAAAGACGGATACGCTACGACGATCCACGATGACGGGAACATAACCGTAGTAGCTGCTCAATACTGCGACCAATGCAAAAAATGGCAGACAGCACTAAACGGCTTTAACGTGCGAGATGTATCAGGCGAGGTCGTAATGTGGCTTTGTGCAGACTGTAGGGCCTAATGACTACCTATAAATATGAGTGCCGTAAGTGCAAGAAAGTAACGGAGCAGATCGAGCGCATCATTACCGATAACCTGCCACCTAACGTTAAAACCCTACAATGTACTAAATGCGGGGTTATGGGCGTGTGTTTAATGGAGTCAGCCGATGCCGATGTATGAGTATGAGTGTATTAGCTGCAATATCCGGTATGAGCTCGAGCAACCTATAACCTCAAACGCTGCGCCTATGTGCTGCGGTACGCATATGAGGCAGGTATATCACGCGCCGGGCATAAGCTTTAAGGGTAAAGGCTGGGGTAAAGATGCCTAAATACGAGTGCGTTATGTGTGGATGCAATAGACGTAAAGCCAAGATGTGCGGTAAAGATCCAATATCGGAGTGTATGGACTGCGGACATAAGGAGCATTTATATGTGTAATAGTTATCCACAGATGTTATCCACAGGCGTTAATAACCTGTGGGACACGCTCAAGGCTACGCTCAGAATTGACAGGTATTTGACTGTATCGCTACGCTCCATACTCGCAGGCGAGCCGCTGAAGCGGATAGCTCGCAGGCGATGTCTGGTGCTTTTGGCCGGGCTATTGCTATTTACAAATATGCCTACAGCTCAGGCGGTAAGTACACAAAGAGATAAAGAAAACTATAAGTTATATGCTCATATGAAGCTACTTAATGCAAAGCAATATAGATGCCTAGAGCTACTCTGGAATAAAGAAAGTAGATGGGATCCTAGAGCAGATAACCCTAAGTCCTCAGCTTATGGGATACCGCAACTACTTAAGCTAAAAGAGTTAGATCCATTTAAGCAGATAGACTTAGGACTTAAGTACATCGAACATAGATATAAGACACCGTGTCGAGCTTACGCTCATCACCTAAAGACTGGTCATTACTAGATGGTCAAGGGTAGACACGACCCACGTGTTACTAGAGACTGGAAGCGCATACGCTTGGCCGTATTAGCCAGAGATGGATACACGTGTGCCTATTGTGGGCAGGATGCCAGTACTGTAGATCACGTGCGTAGCATCAAAGCCGGAGGCGATCCTATGGATATGGATAACTGTGTAGCAGCGTGTAGACGATGCAATAGCTCGAAGGGTTCACGCTCACAGGCTGTTTTTTTAGCAGCCAATTCTAC